AGAGTATGTTGGATACTTCATTTTAATACCAATTGCGGGTGTTAATTGTATAAGATCGGAAACTGTATTGTTCTTTTCTACTTTTATATCCAAAAGGTTTACATTTACTTCCATTCTATTATCACATTTTTTATCATTAATTACATTTCCGCACTTGTAAACTAATTCTGATATTTCTCCACTTGATTTTGCTCTAAGATTAAGAAAATAAAATTCTATATCCACTAATGGAACATTATCAATATCTATATCAGTGAGTGTACAGTTTCTTAGTACTTGACGAGTTGCTTTTTCCATAGAATCTTTTTCATCCGATTCTAAAGCCATCATAAGAATTTTTTGTTCTTTTACTAAAAAAGGTCTATACTCAATCTTCTTATTACACAAAGGTAAGGTAAGACTATAAATCGGGGCATCTATCTTAGGTAACATTGCAATATCTCCATAAAAAAATTACAAAATCAACCACCCGACATAATGTAGTCTTGTGGATTATCAGACGAAAAAGAAGTTCCTGTTGTTGCGGGTACTGGTCCAGAACCATAAATTGGATTCACTGGTGTTTGTATTGGTGCTGTTGTTGTTCCTGCTTGTGGTACAGTATTATACACATAAGATGGAATAGATGCTACACTGGGTTGTTTATCTACTGTCCAATAAAAATATGAAAATGTGACTGCCATTTTGTGATAACCATCATCAGACCAATTCAAATCTAAAGAGTTTATTGTGTGAGGGAAAGCATCGTGCAATTTAATAACCTGGGCTATTGTTCCATCATTATTATATTGTGTTATTAGAATAGGCTGTATATAATTAGAATCTGTTTTATATTTAAAATTCCAATCTTCTTCTGGATTGATATATCGTAACCAATTCTCAAATACCGCTTTTTCAAGTAAGTTATCGGTACATATGAAAGAGAACGTTATATCATTGTAAATCGCTTGAAAAGGATACTTTTCTGTGGGGCCATATATTTTTTGTTCATACAACTGAAAAGTTCTTCCGGGCAGTTCAGAAACATCACACCTAAGGGAGATTGATTCTGCACCAATACCCGTCACTGAACCAAGTTCTATGGGAAAATTAAAAAGCACATCAAATCTAGATGTCTTTGATAGATCATCTGTGAATGAACTTCTGAAGTCGCTTATATTACCTGCCATTTAGTTTTCCTTTACTTCGTGTATGGAATCTTGCCATACTTCGTTTACCATTGCACCCTTAAACTTCTGGATTGGAAGGTAAGTGGCAATTTCCCATTCATTAGGTTGGACAGCAAGAATCTTGGACTGAATATGACCATGTAAGTACCTTTTAAGACACGGCCTGAACTCACGGAAGCGTCTGGTTGCACTCAATATGTCGTATGTTACTCTCATCCTTTGGATCTCGCCGGCCTCATTATGAACAGCAAATTGCATTAGTTTATTCAGAAATACCATTCTATATTTAATTGGTAAGTAGTGCAAATTTAAACCCAAAAATCCATCAGGATATTTTTCCAATGCCAAAACAAGTGGAAACTTATCATAGTATGGTAACGAATCTTTGCCTTTTGGATTATAATAAAAGTAGTATAATCTGCCTAGTTTAAATTGATTCGTTCTTCTAAAGTTTTCCTTGCTAATAGCATTAGGTATAGCAGACATGTTTTTTAATTTAGAAATCTTATCGGCAAGCCACTTGAAAGATTGTCTAGACATGTCTGGAATATTATCTGCTGCCTTCTGGGCTGCAAGTTCCGTCAATTTAGAGGGTTTTGTTTGTTTTGTCGTCATTTGATTATTTAGTTGATTCCTAGATGATCTTCTGTAATAATTTGGAATTCCCAACCACGTTCTAGGCAAAATTCGGTGGCGGCAATCCATTTTGCTTGATTTACGCCGAAAGTGTAAACTTCATTGATGTATTTTTTCGTAACTCTTGATTTTTTAACGGGTTCAATTGTTTGATATTTTGGTTTAATTTCGATAAGATAAGTTTTTATTTTTCCATTTGAATCTTTAATTTGCGCGTAAAAATCTACAAAGTACCTTCTCCAGTGACCCTTTAGTGGATCTCTATAAGGAACAACAATTTCTTCGGAACTCCAATTTGTAACAGAATCATTAGTATCCAACCAATTCATAAATTTTGCTTCCCATGTGCTTCTCCACACTATATTTGTGTGATCGCCTTTGTACTTTTCTGGATTTCGAGGTTTAAATTTACCTGTATACGACATATTACCGCCATTTTCTTTAATTATTATTGTTCTTGCAACAAGTATAAATAGTATATATTCAACTTCTTAGGTGTAAAATAATGAGTGGAAACGGAACTCAAGGATTCAACAGTTATTCTGCTGGTCAAACTAATCCTTCGACACCTGATTCTCCTTCAGGACCATTATCTGCATTGTACACAAATACAACAGGGTATAATTTTTTAAATTATCCTTTAGACTTACTTTCCCAAAACCGTGGTGGACATTATATTCAATTTTTTATAAATGCGAATCAATCTTCTCAATATACAAAAAATACAAATTATGTTGCAACGGGATCGATGGCAACACCAGGAACGGCTGCTGCTTTACAACTGAAAGAAGGCGTTAATGTTTCAACTAATGTTAATATATCAGGAAAAAACCAATTTAGTAACGGTACACTAACAAGACCCACAAAAAGAATATTATCTGCTATCTCTTTATATATGCCTGATACAATGCAAACACAATATAATGCAAATTGGGAAGGTGAGAGTTTAACCAAAGCCATGGGCCCAATTGGCGCATTTGCTCAAGGAGCGAAATCAGCAGGAAAATCTCTCAGTTCTTCAGGAGGAGCATTAGAAGTTACGGGTAAACTCTCTCAAAGTTTATTAGGAGCTGGTACAGAATCTACAGATTTCATGTTATATTCGGGTGGATTGGCATTAAATCCACAATTGGAAGTTTTATATAAAGGATTAGGTTTTAGAGAATTTCAATTTGAATTTCTATTTTCACCTAAAAGTTCGGCTGAAGCCCAAGCAATAAAAGATATTATAAAGACTTTTAAATTTCATATGGCACCGGAGATTGGTTCGTCTGCTGGAGATTCGGCCAGATATTTTATAATGCCTTCTGAATTTGATATACAGTTTATGTTTCAAGGTGTGGAAAATTCTAATGTTAATAAGATATCAACCTGTGTATTAACTAACATAAATGTAGATTATGCTCCTAATGGTTGGGCTACATATAATGATGGATTTCCAGTTCAAACTAGATTAACGTTACAATTCAAGGAAGTTGAATATATAACCAAACAAAGAGTTGATCAAGGATTCTAATGTCACAATACTTTAATTATTTTCCAAAAGTTGTATATTCGCAAGATAAGTATACAAAAATTGTCACCAATATAATGGCAAGAATTAGACCTGTTTCTGAATATGCTAATAATTCTTTAGTTTTCTATAATTATGATATTCAAGATGGAGATACACCAGAAAGTATTGCATATAAGTATTATCGAGATATTGAAAAACATTGGATTATTCTTTTAACAAATAACATTATTGATCCTTTTTATGATTGGCCATTAGATTACAAAAAATTTAATGTATATCTTACCGACAAGTATATGGATGCTACTGCCGCTAATTTGAGTATAACCGTTGCAGATGTAACACCACAACAAGTATTGGCTTATACACAATTAACAACAGATCATTATGAAAAAGTTGTTATTTCAACAGATTTAGTAACAGGAACAATTACAACAAATAGTTATTATATTGATGAGAATACTTTTAATACATTTATTCCAAAAATATACCAAACTTCTATATGTACAATAAACGAATATGTACAAAGAGTTCTAATATATGATAATGAGCAATCTATCAATGAAAGCAAGAGAAGTATAAAAATACTAAACAATCAATATACATCAGAGATATTTAATGAATTGAAATCGTTACTGGGAAATTAGTGAATGGAAGATATAACACAATTAAAATATCCACAGGATTTTTCTTTAAATCAATGTACTTTAATTACATCATTAAATACACCATTTGATTTTAGACCTGCTGTAATGAAACTTACCTTATTTCAGGATATATATTCTCCTGTTATGACTGGAAATATTATTGTAACAGATTCCAGTGGTTTTATTAATAATATGTCTTTTAATGGAAATGAGTTTATTACTATTAAGTTAGGTAAACCTGGTAATCTGAATCAAGATATAGATAAGACTTTTAGAATTTTTAAAGTATCAGATAGAAAACAAACAAAAGATCAGAATGAAATGTATATGCTTCATTTCTGTTCAGAAGAATTATTATTATCAGAACAGTATAAAATCAGCAAGTCTTATAAAGGTAAAAAAATATCAGATATTGTTTCTGATATTCTTACTACTTATCTAAAAGTAAACGTAACAAAATTTGATCCTTCAAATATTTCTGATTATATTGAAGAAACTCAAGGAATGTACAATTTTATAGTTCCTAATTTCAAGCCTTTTGAGGCATTAAATTGGCTGACAACTTATGCAATTTCAAATGATCCGAAGACAACTGGATCACCTTATCTTTTTTATGAAACTAATAGTGGTTTTAATTTCAAATCTTTGCAATCAATGGTACAAGTTGAACCGTCACAAATTTTGAATTATGCTGTCCAGAATTTAAATCTTCCTAATGATGATACAGTAACCGATATGGATTATTATACCAATCATAATGTCTTGTCGTATGAACATGTAAGAAACTTTGATATGCTTGATTCTATTATGTCTGGAACATTTGCCAATAAGTTAGTAACAGTTGATCCTATAGATAGAATATATAATACAACAAATTTTGATTATAACCAATATATTCAAACAGCATCCATATTAAACTCATCGGGTTTATTATCAAACACACAAAATAGATTTTTAGATACAACAAATTCAACATACGATTCAGTCTATAAAGTAATGGTAACAAATACTGGACAGAATAAAGTTTCTTATATCCAGACACATCAAAATGATATCAAAGATATCAATATAGAAGTATCAACACCGAATAGAGTATCACAGATATCTCAGTTAAATACTATAAAAATGAAGATTGTTATTCCTGGCAATCCTACGATAGATGTTGGTGACGTTATTACCTTTAATTTTTTAGAAATGAATTCTGATCCTACAGGAAGAAAGAATGACAGGTACTATTCGGGAAATTACTTGGTTACTGCAATACGACATAAAATAGATCAAGAAGGCGGCTTTTTAACTCTTTTGGAAATTAGTAAAGAGAGTATGAATAATCCTTATATTGATCCTAACAACACTATTCCTGCGTGGAATAAAATCAGGAGTGCTTGATGAGTTACACTAGATCATTTATGGGGAAAGAAGGATTTATTTGGTGGTTGGGTGTTGTTGAAAATCGTATGGATCCTTTATTTCTGAATAGAGTACAAGCCAGAATATTTGGATGGCATACCGATGATAAAGTATTAATTCCTACATCAGATTTACCTTGGGCAACACCATCATTTGGACCCAATGTTCCCAATATATCAGGAACACCTAAAGAAGGCGATTGGATTTTTGGATTTTTTACTGATGGTGATTCTGGTCAAATGCCCATGTATCTTGGAGTTATACCCGCTGTACCAGGAATAAGACCACCTCAGTCAAAAGGATTCTCTGATCCAAGACAAGTATCTGATCTAGGTGATGCGCCAGCAAAGCCAATTAGTAGATTAATTAACAGTACATATGGTGTAAGAGTTAATACAGTTCCAAAAACTCAATATCCAAGAACAGACATAAAATATCTAAAAACTAATCCTACGATATATGAACATTATATTTCTAGGCTTGCAAGAAATGAAGATGTGGCCAACACAGCAGTTGAGTTTAGAAAAAAGAATTGGGTTCTAGCAGATTCCGTTATGGGTGCTCAATGGAAAGAACCTCAACCTGCCTATGGTGCTATGTATCCCTATAATTCAGTAAATGAATCTGAATCTGGGCATACAGTTGAAGTTGATGATACACCTGGGAATGAACGAGTAGCGATCACTCATAGAAGTGGTACAACACAAGAAATGTATCCTTCAGGAACACAAGTTGAGAAGATTATCAAGGATAATTACACGATTGTACATGGATCAGATTTTGCATATGTTCAAGGTAAATTGGAACTATCTGTTGAAAATGTGGCTAATATTAGAATTAAAGGTAAAACTACAATAGAAGTGGATGGTGACGTAGATTGGAAGATTTCTGGTGGAATGAATCTATCTATAGGAAAGGATTTGAATATAAAAACTGGTGGCAATGTAAATTTTGATACTGGTGCAACTTATTTTATCACTGCCGCTTCAGTTATTGCACTTGATGGACCACAGATACAATTAAATTCTGGTGTCGCTTCACCAGCAGGAATACCTTCTCCCACAAATACGTATAAAAATCCTACGCCAGTTGTTCCTGTGACAGAAACAGTCAGACCTGTTGTTTTTCCATTTATTCCTCTATCGGCAGCAGAAGCCGCAAATACTACACTTTCCTCAGCAGGAACTGCTGACGTAACGGATGTTCCTGCATCAAGTAATGTTGCACCAACTGCTCCTATCACAGGCGACTTATTTACCACTGAAATGATGCAAGCAGCAGGAGTAAAATCAGCGAATATATCAACTTATCTACCTGCACTTAATAAATTTGGTCAAAAGTATGCTATGGCTTCTATTCAATCAAGAGCAGCATTTGTTGCGGAATGTTCTGTTGAATCGGGTAATTTCTCAACAATTAAAGAAAATTTAAATTATACTTCAGCAGCAAGATTAGTTCAAATATTTCCAAAATATTTTCCTACTACAGCCGCAGCACAACCTTATGTGAATAATCCTCAAGGATTAGCAAATATTGTGTATGCGGGTAGAATGGGAAATGGAAACACGGCTTCGGGTGATGGATGGACATATGCGGGCAAAGGTTTGATACAATTAACAGGAAAAGCAAATTACGTTGGTTTTGCTAATTCTTTACAAATGTCGCTTACTGATGCCGCGGCCTATCTTCAAACAACAGATGGTGCGGTAGAATCGGCTTTTTGGTACTGGATGTCTAATAAACTATCAACTCTTGCAGACGCAGGTAATATATCGGCGGTTTCATCAAAAATAAATGGTGCAAAACCTGCACACGCTGATAGTCAAAGAACTAGTTATTATAATGCAGTGTTACCTGTCACTCCTGCAGTATAAATAAGTTATTGGAGATTAAATGGCAACTGTAACTCAATATTCAGATTTAGACATGACCTTCACGATACATCCTGTTAAAGGCGATATATCCATAATTACTGGTCCACAGGATGTAATAACTTCTGTTAAAAATCTAATATTCACTAACTTTTTTGAAAGACCATTTCAACCTTTATTGGGTTCAAATTTAACTAAAATGTTATTTGAACCAATTTCTCCACTAACTTCTAATTATATCCAAAGAGAAATTAGTGATGTTATACGGAATTATGAACCTAGGGCCCAATTAGATTCTGTAGTGGTAGCGGTTAATCCAGATTATAATTCGTACTCAGTAACAATTACTTTTTATGTTGTAAATCAAACGCAACTTGTAACGGTTAACCTTTTATTGGATAGATTAAGATAATATGTCAACAGCCAACTCACAAATTCAAATAGCAGAACTTGATTTTGATCAAATAAAATCAGGTTTTATTCAATATCTTCAAGGATTACCCAATAGTCCATTCCAAGATTTTAACTTTTCGGGTTCTGGAATATCTACATTAATGGATATACTGGCATACAATACCCATTATAATGCATATTATTTGAATATTGTTGCTAATGAAATGTTTTTGGATACGGCAGCATATAGATCATCTGTTGTTTCTCATGCAAAATTATTGAATTATACACCAATGTCCTCATTGGCTCCTACAGCAACAATAAATGTAACTATAAGTGGTGTAACAACATCTTCGATTACTTTGCCTAAGAATTCAACATTTATGTCTGAGCAAGTAAACGGTGTAAATTATCCATTTATTACATTTGATTCATATACTGTTAATACTGATATTGCCAATTCAGTCGCAACTTTTAGTAATGTTCAAATTGTCCAAGGTCAACCTATAACATATACATATCCTGTTAATTTGGCAACTAATCCGAGTTGCATATTTCAAATACCCGATACTAATGTTGATACTACAACACTCCAGGTAATTGTTTCTTCAATATCATTAGGAACATCTACTGTATATAATATAGCCACAAATTTTTTAACGTTGGACGGAACATCTCAAGTTTATTTTCTTCAAGAAGGATTAAATGGAAATTATGAGATTTATTTTGGTGATGGAATCTTAGGCACACAGTTAACAAACGACAATAGTGTAACTTTATCGTATATAATTACAGCAGGTACTTTAAGTTCTGGTGCTAATAATTTTGTTTCAAAGGATAACATTGATGGTTACAGTAACATTTTGGTGTCTCCTGTAGTACCTGCAACTCAAGGTGGTAACAAAGAATCCATTGCTTCTATTAAATTCCAAGCACCCAAGTCATTCTCGGCACAAAATCGTGCAGTAACAAAAGAAGATTATATTACAGCAATACAACAAAATAAATTGGGATATTCGTTTGATGCTGTTAATGTTTGGGGTGGAGAAGAAAATACTCCTCCTATATATGGCCAAATTTTTGTTTGTTTAAAACCAACAGGATCTTATTCTCTAACAACCTCACAAAAACAACAAATTATTAATAGCGTTATTACTCCAATTTCCGTATTGACTGTTAAATCATCTATTGTTGATCCGGATTATACTTATATTACATTAAATGTTAATGTTTATTATGATCCAACAAAAACCACATTAACTTCTTCACAAATTCAATCCGGAGTTACATCAGCCATTCAAAATTTTGCATTATCTACATTAAATACTTTTAATTCAACATTTAATTCTTATGATTTGTTAAGTGCAATACAAAATTTTGATCAATCGGTTGTTACTTCTGAATATGCACTAAAATTACAAAAAAGATTTTATCCTAGTCTTATTACACCCACAACATATAATTTATATTATAACACTTCGTTACAACCCGGTACATTTTTAAGTGGAATATCAAGTTCTCCTGCTTTACAATTTAGAGATCCGACAAATTTAAATAACATAATTGATGGGGTTTATATTGAAGAAATTCCATCACAAACTCATGGCATAGACACTATTTCAATTTTAAATCCTGGATTTAGTTATCAATTGGCTCCACAGGTAACTATATTGGGCGATGGAACTGGAGCAACAGCTCATGCAATTGTTTCTGGAGGAAGTATTGCTAAAATAGTTGTAGATAGTTCAGGAAATAATTATACATCAACGGTAGTTTCTATTACTGCTCAACCAGGAGATACAACTGGTCAGAATGGTGCTGCTATTGCTAATATGCAAGGAAGATACGGAACATTAAGATTATATTATTATAATTCAATGAATGTTAAAACAATTTTAAATGGTAACATTGGTACAATAGATTACACCAATGGTATTATCACATTAAATTCTTTTACTCCTGTCAATGTTGATAATCCTTTAGGCCAACTTTCTATATCAGCAACACCATCCACATCAATTGTATCATCAACATTTAATGGAATTATCACTGTGGATCCTTTTGATCCTTCTGCAATTATTGTTAATGTTGTTACTAAAACTAGTTGATAAATGATACCTAACGATCAAAAAACATCCTTATTAATACCATTTCAACTTCCAGAATTTATTCGGGATGATCCTAATTATTCTAATTTTGTATTGTTTTTGCAATCATATTATGAATGGCTGGAACAAACCGATAATGTTACTGATAGAGCAAAAAATCTTTTAAGCTATAAAGATATTGATGAAACAACTTCAGAATTTCAAAAATATTTTATAAATGATTTTGTTGCAAGTTTTCCTCCTGAAACATCATGGGCAATTCAAAATAAAGCAGAAGTTATTAAACTTGCCAAGCAATTATATCAATCCAAAGGAACTCCATCTTCCTATAAATTTTTATTCAAAGTTTTATATAACTCTGATTTTGATTATTATAACACAGGAGATTTTGTATTAAGAGCATCCGCAGGAAAGTGGTATGTTCCAAGAAGTTTAAAAGTACAATCTGATGATAATAATTGGTTAAAAGTAAAAAATCTTAAAATTTTTGGTGAAATTTCAAAATCATTGGCTACAATTGAAAATGTGGTTGAATCTGGAATTAATACTGAAGTTTTTATTTCCGACATCGAAAGATTGTTTCAAACAGGTGAATTTGTTTATGTTATAGATCAAAATTCACAACCTGTTCTTTTTAATGGACAATTATTAAGAGCAAAAATTTTAGGTCAGATAAGTCAATTAAACATTGATCCCAATAACCAAGGAACATTATATAACCCAGGTGATCCTGTTGTTGTTTACGGAGGATTAAACTCCAATACTGGACATGGAGCACAAGCCATAGTAGGATCAGTTACTTCAGGATCAATACAAAAAATTAATGTATTGAATGGTGGTTATGGTTATACATTATATCCCAATACTTTAATATCATTAACAAATTCTCCGGGTGCAGTTGCAATAGTATCGGGTCTGGATCCGGCGGCAAAAGGAAGTTCTAATATTACATTTCCTATAAACGATATAGGTTTAAAACAATTTATATCCATAAATGCATTTAGTTATGGTTTTACATCTAATTTAGCGGCCAATATTAATAGTAGTTTGGCTAATGCATTTTCTTTTTTTTCATTAAACACATTTCCTATTTCTTCTGTAACTGTGCAAAACGGTGGAGGGGGAATAAGTAATACTCCTGTAATTACTGCAACTTCATATTATCCAACAGATAATGTTGCATCTCCAGGAAACTTATCATATTTGGGTATTCTTGCGCCTATTCAAATTTCCAATGGTGGTGTTAATTATACTAACAACGACACTATTATCATATCAGGTGGTTCAGGATATGGCACATATGCAAATTTATCCGTTAATTCGTCAGGTTCTAT